GGAAATGTGGCGGGGCTGACACGATGCGCGACGTTGAAAAGTATCGCGGGCCACGGTACTGGAAAGTTGGCATTGATGAAGCAGGCTCGTTTCCGCCGAACCTGCTGCAGTACTTAGTTAACGACATCCTTGACCCGGCGCTGATGGATCTTGACGGTGAGATGGCGCTCACGGGCACCCCGGGGCTTGTGCCTACCGGGTATTTCCACGACGTCACGACCGGCACTGATGACATCGAGCAGTGGTCAACGCACTCGTTTACCTGCCTGGACAACCCCTACGTCAAGGGCGAGGCTTACCTGGCCCGTAAGCTCAAAGAAAACCGCTGGACCGAGGACCACCCAACGTACCGCCGCGAGTACCTGGCGCAGTGGGTGACCGACCTAGAGGCGACGATCTATCCCTACGTGGCCAGCCGAAATGCATGCTGGGACCCTCCGAAGGATGTGGATTTCAAGGCCCTAAGTATCGACCTTGGATGGTCCGACGCGGCCACGTTCACGGTGAGCGTCTCCAAATTTGGGGTGGCTGACGTCTGGGTCCTGCGCAGCTACGGCAAATCCTCGATGACCACGGCAATGGTGGCCCAGGAGATTCACCGACTGCGGGCTGAGTTCGGGGGCTTCAATTCGATCGTGGTCGACACGGGCGGGCTAGGGAAAACCATCTGCGAGGACCTGAGCCGGACGTACGGGCTTGGGACAGTGGCCGCGGACAAGAAGCAAAAACCCGTAGCGATCCGAGCTGTAGCAGACGCGCTGAGGGCCGGGACATTGCACGTAGTACCAAGCGGGTGCGAGCAGCTGATAGGTGAGTGGCAGGTGCTCCCGTGGTCCGAGGATAGGCTCGGGCATCACGAGCAGTACGCGGACCATTGTTCGGACGGCATGCTCTACGGATACCGAGCGCATCCAGTTTGGGAAAACTGGGACAAGGAGCCACCCGAGCCCGGGAGCATCGAAGCAATTAATGCGGACGCCGAACGGCGCAAGAATGTGCTAAGCCAACGCTTAGAGCTCGCGAAACGCAACCTCACGCCGGCGCAACGACGCATGGTAGCCGGAAGGATTAGGTAACACGTGGCAAAAATCGAACGGTACAACCCCGCAGAAAAAACCAACCAGGTCACACGCTGGAGCACGGCCGATAAGCTCGAAGTTGCCGCTGCTGTGGTGAGCACGACTCGCTACCTGGCCGACAACCAATCCTCGCGACGCCTGCAGGCCTTGCGAAACCTAGAGGCGTACCTCGGGCGCCCGGTGCCTGACTTGTACCGCATGTACGCCACGCGGACGACGGTCGACACGGCTGAAAAGTCGCTCACGATGCGCGTTGCTCAGTCGGTAGTGGACACAGCGGTTGCCAAAATCATCGCAGTCCAGCGCCCTAAGCCGGTCGTTGTCACCACCGGCGGGAGCTACAGCAAGCGACGCAAGGCTCGAAAGAAAACCAAGTTCTTGGAGGCTCAGCTGCGCATGCCGCACGGCGGGTTTTCGACGGCTTGGCAACTGACGCAACAGGTGGCGAAGGACGCGATGCTCTGGGATGGTGGCGTCCTACGTGTTGTCGCCGACGTCGGCAAAAAGCGTCCAGTACTCGAGCGGTGCTTCCCGTTCGATGTGTTCTTTGACGACCTGGACGCGGAGAACGGAGACCCTCAATCGCTCTTTCATCGGTACCGATACGACCGGCAGACCCTAGCGGCGATGTTTCCCGACCACGCCGACGCAATCGCAACGGCTGAGTCCTTTACCGCCGAGGGGAGTTATACCGGGCGCAACGGTGACCAAGCCGCGGTGTTCGAGGCGTATCGGCTGCCAATCTCAGAAGACGAACCAGGGCGGCACGTCATTGCTATATCCAGCGGGGCGGGCAACGCAGCCTCGTTGCTAGTCGATGAGGAGTGGACGCGCGAGGGCTTCCCCTACGTGGTTTTCCTCTGGGAGCGGCATCAAGTCGGAGCATGGGGGACACCGCTCATTGAGCAGATGACCGGGCTACAGTCCGAAGTAAACAGCGTTTACGACTTCATCAGCGAAAAAGTCCGGGTGAACAGCTCGACGTATATCGAGTACGACCCGGGCACCCACGACGTTTCGCAGTTGGAGGGCAACGATTCTGTGATGTTGCTCGCCAAGAAAAACCCCGGCGGGCCAGCGTTGAACTTTAGCATGCCGCAACCATACCACCCGGGCATGCTTGACTGGGCTTCTCACGTGTTCGGTCGCTGCTACGAGATAACCGGTGTGCCTGAGATGGGTGCACAAGGGAAACGTTCTCCCGGGATTGATTCTGGCGTTGCAATCCGCACGGAAAACGCACTTGGCGCCGAGCGGTTTATCGCTCACTCGGGAGACTACGAGGCACTGTTTCCACAGATTGGGAAACGCATGTTGTGGGCGATGGAGGAACTGGCTGAGCTCGTCCCTAAAGGCGAACTGACCACGAGGCTTGCGAACGGCGACAAGCTGGAGGAGTTCTTTTGGACCGATGTCACGATGGATGACTATGAAGTGACGCTACAGCCGGCCAGCTCGCTACCTGACAGCCCGCCCGCTAGACTCCAAATGATCAGCGAGTATGCGCAGAATGGCTGGCTTGACCCGGCCGTCGCAAAACGCCTAATGGCCCAAGTGGCGCCAGACATCGAGTCTGTCCTTGATCGCGAGCACGCGCAGTACAAATACCTCGAAAAAGAGATCGCTGGCGTACAGGACTGGGCAGAGCAACAGGACACGGACGACCCCGAGGACTCCCCGGAGATGGAGGCGCCCGAGCCTTTCCTTGACCTGGAGCGCGGGATTAAGCAGGTGCGCGAGGCCTATTTCGAATTGAAGGCCGAGGACGCCCCAGAAGCCGCTCTAGAAGTTTTGCGCGACTGGATGGTCCAGGCGCAGGAGATGCTGAGCCCGCCGCCAAGCTGAGCCCGCGCCAGTCATGCCGCCGGGCGACCTTGGCGTGGGCGCACCCCCAGAGATGCCACCCGGACCCGAACAGATGCCGCCAGGCATGCCGCCCGAGATGATGCCACCAGGAATGTGAGGAATTATGCCCGAAGAAACCGCACCAGTCTCCGACTCGATCGACTCAATCATCGCCCGCTCAGGCCTAGATCGGGCCGTCACTGAGCCCAACCCCGCAGCAACGGACGCCGCGGCCGAAGTCGACGCAGAAGGCGAACCGCTACTCCCTGAGCCCGTCCAGCGCATGCGCCCTCAGAGCGCGCGAGAGCGACTGCTAGCCCGAGACGCAGCGCAACGCGAGCGCTCAGCCGCGGATGCTATCCGGGCCGACGCTGAACGGACCCGCCGCGAGCTAGACGAACTCCGATCGACAATGACGAGCCGCGAACTCGCTGCGAGCAAAGCCCTCGAATCCGGCAACATGGACGCCTGGCTCAAGGCGACCGGTTTCCAGGGCTCGATGGTTGACCTGCAGCGGCGGTACCTAGAGGCCCAGGGCGCAATCCCGAAGCCTGACCCCAAACTGAGCGCACTCGAGCAACGGATCGCGGAGTACGAGGCCCGGGAGGCGGCAGAGCGCGACCGGCACCAACAGTACCAGCTGGAGCAACAGCAACAGGCCGAGTTGGCAGCAATCCAACAGGATGTGGTTTCCGAGCTGGAAGCGTCGCGACTGGGTGAGCTTGTCGGTCTCGCCGGGTTCGTCCCGGAGCTGACCCGAATGCTCACCGACGACCCGAGCTTGACCACAAAACAAGGAGCTGCTAATCTCCTACAAGATTACCGCGAGCACTTTCTGCAGCTTGAGAAAGTCGCACAGGTGTTTGGGTGGTCTGCTGCCCGGGCAGCTTCTCCCGAGAAAATCCCCACCGCAGCGGGCGCACGCAGCGAGCGAAAACCGAGCAGTCTCCCTCAGAGCCGCTCAGCCGATGCCACGCCCCCGCCATCACGCGAGTCCCGAGAGGACTTCTTTAAACGTGTAGCAGCGGAGACTGGTATTCGGTTCTAACCTCGCAAAGGATTTGAACAAATGCCCTCTACCCTGACAACGATCGACTGGATTCTCAAAGAATATTACACTGGCCAAAAAGTCATGGACACCTGCCTCTCGGCAGCGCGTACCCTGGATATGCTGCCCAAGGACGACGGTTTCGCCGGTCGCTCTATGCCGCTGCCCGTTGCGTACGGTGGACCGCAAGGCATTGGCACCACAGTAGCCGGCGCGCAGACCGCTGAGAGCAACACGCTCGGTAAGGATTTCCAGCTGACCGTGGGCGACACTCACGGCATTTTGAGGCTTGGAAACAAGGCAATTCTGGCGGCTCGCAAGGACCCTGGAACGCTTATCAAGCACAAGATGCAAGAAGGCGACGGCATCCTCGAAACCATTGGCCGCGCGCATAGCGCGCAGCTGTTTGGCGACGGTGGTGGTTCGCTGGGGCGACGAGCTAGCATCTCCACGAACGTAATTGCGCTGTCTGACATTTCGGACGTCGTGAATTTCGAGGTTGGTATGTTGCTGTCCGCGTCGGCCGCTACTGGTGCAGCCGCGGCTGATGCACCTCGCACGGGCTCGACGGCTGTCACTGCCATCGACCGCGAGCTCGGAAAGGTCACCGTTGCATCGGCAGCGGCTATCACATCTTTTACCGACAACGATTACCTTTTCCGAACCGATATGTTCGCGGGTAACATCTCGCAAACTGCCATCTGGAAGGGTTTTGCTTCGTGGTGCCCAGCAACAGCGCCCACTGGAGGCGACTCGTTCTTTTCCGTCGACCGGTCCGCTGATACTCGGCTGTCGGGTTATCGCGAGCCGACAACCACCGGAAGCATCGAGACGCGCATCGACAAGATGTTCACGAACGGCAACCAGCACTTTGGCGCCGAGTACGATCTGTGCATCGTCAACCCGACCCAGTGGCGCTCGCTACGGGCTGAGCTGGCGGGGCAAGGCATTCGCCCGATCGACGTCAAGAACACAACCGGGACATTCGGCTACAAGGCCTTGTCTTATGTGACCTCGTACGGCGAGTGCGCCATCACTGCGGACCGCTACTGCCAGCCCACTGTGGCTTGGGGTATCGACCGCCGACACCTCAAGATTTGGTCCATGGAGCAACTCGTGCACCTCGACAAAACGGACGGCAACGAGGCTCAGCGCCTTGCGACGTCTGCGGGTATCGAGATGCGTTTCCAGTCGTTCGGGCAGCTCGGCCTGGACAAGACCACGGCCCTTGCTCGGGTGTCGCTCGCATGATTTCGAACGAAACTAACCCGCTGTTTGCGCTGGGTGTCGGTGTCCCTTTCATCGCGGCTTTTCGGTTCACGACCAACGGTGCCGGGGTGCCTACACTCACCCAATCACACAAGGGTTTGATTTCGATCGTCCAAGCAACCAACACCTATACGATAACGTTCCCCAAGTCATGGGCGACGACTGACGCGGTCTTGGTCAGCCACTCGCTAGAGGCTACGGTCAGCCATGTGGAGACAAACTCCCCGAGCGCTAGAACGGTGACGCTCGTATTCGGCGCCACTCTTGCTAGCGCCACGGTTTCCGTGATGCTGGCGGGACGGACGAGCGTATAAAACGAGAGCGCTGCCCTGGCTGAACGCTATAGGGTCAGGTACCAGGGCAGCGCGCTCACCAATCAAAGGACACTCGCGGCATGCAGACGATCACACTAGCCAACCTTCGGAGTGAGATCGCATCCCGCGCGGACATCGAGATTTCCGCCTCTTCGGGCAGACATACCGAGGTCCGAGTCAATTCGCTGATCAATGCGAGCGTCCGCCGTTACTGGCTGGAGCTCGCGGGTCACGGTGACTGGGCAATTCAGTCCGCGACGGTGAGCACAGCGACAGGGACCGCGACAACCTCGGGGTGGGAGGCAAACCAGCACGTAGCGCTTGCCTCCGGGTTTCTCAAGCTCAAGGGCGCGAGTATCACGGTAAGCGGTGAGTCGCTGGAGATGCTGCCGTTTCAGCTCTCCGCGCGTGATGACTACGATGGGGACTTCAGCGCGGGCTTGGGTATCCCGCTGCAGTACCGGGTCGCGCTGAACACGGCCGGGGCTCCGATTCTCCACCTGCTGCCTCGAGCGCAGGCTGTCTACTCGATTCGATACCACTACGTAGCGACACCTGCGCTGTTGGTTGAGGACGCGGACGCGTTCTCATTTTTCGACGGCACCGAGGACCTCGTCATTTGCGACGTAGCCAAACGGATACTAACTCGCGACGGAAACGAAGAGCCGGGAGTCGTCCAGGCCATCATGCAGGAGCGCGAAGAAGCACGCCGCGTACTCATCGAGCACGCTCGCAACGTTTCGCCCGGGGTGGCGCTCTC